AATGACAACATCTTCTTGTTGAAATTATCTTGGGATAATCAATTGAAATGGTGGTATCAAAATGGTACAATGGATTATATGGGCCGTACTCAAGGATTCCAGTCTTCTGGTCAATTCAATGGATACCGTGTAATGATGTCTCAAACTATGCCGGCTATTTGGGTAAAAGATCCAACTAAAGTCTTGAAAATTGTTATGAGAAACCCAATCACTGGTGGATCTTTCTAACCAGTCTCTATATATAAGGGAGGGGGTAACTCCTCCTTTTTTTTAAATTTTAAAACCAACACAAACAAAAACCAACAACAATGGAAAATTTCACAATGGTAGAAACAGGTAAAGGGTCAGTTAAAAAGACTTCCATTGCCATCCGCCCGTTCTTTGACAATTCAGCTTCTAACATGGGATTAGAAACTTATGGTATCTCTTTATTTGACGGAGTAACTCACAATGAGCAATTAGCTTGTTTAGAAAACAATGGTGTAGTAAGATACATTACTGGTCTAAATGAATTTGCTCCAGAGATTAGATTACTACTGCCGGATGATAGAGATGCAAGAGTAAAAGAGATAAGATCTGCAATAATTGAACTTGAAAAAGAATTAGCTGCAAATGTTATTGAACCTGAAGATACTCAATTTTGGAATAAAGTTAAATTACTTAAACCAGATAATTCAGATTTTTGGAATAGAATATTTATTTCATGTGGTAATGAACCAACTTTTTTAGACCCAAAAGATCCATATGATAGAATCAAACTTTATGCTATTGAAGCAGGTGGTTTTTCTATTGTAGCAAAAAGTTTTGATGATGCTAGATCAAGAGCAACTCCTCCTAAGTTTTACTTAGATAAAGAAGAGGAAACTGTTATGTATAGAACAGAGTATAAAAAACTCCGTAACAAAGCATTGTCTGAGTTACAAAAATTATTTGATAAAAACAGTACTAAATTATTCTACATTGCAAAAGTTGTAGATATTAACAGTACACAATATAAAAGATCAACACCATTGGATGTTATTTATGAGAACATGGATAGACATATTAATGGTGATGGTGGTGAAACCAACAAAGAAAGAGCTGCAAAATCATTTATGGAAACAGCTAATATGGATATGGAAACATTAAAAATTAAATCAATTGTGCGTGATTCCGTATTTTTTAAGTATATTATTAATAAGGCAGATGGATATATCTACCATAGTAAGTCAAATGCTTTACTTGGTAGGAATGTATCTGATGTTGTTGAACACATGAAAAATCCTTTAAATGAGGATATTTTAAAAGATCTCAACATCTCCTGCGAGAAGTATTGGAACTCTTAAAATTAAAATAAAATGGCAACTAATGACATGGGTCCTGGACCACTTAAAAAGGCAAGACGTCTTGTAAAAAAAATTACTCAAAAAGTTACTAAAGGTACTTTCCTGGAGGATTCAAAAAAGTATCCAGGAGAAAAAAATAATCCTTTTACACGAAAAGGTGGGGCAACTAAAATGAAAATGGGTGGTATTAAAAAACCACTAAAGAAAGCTCAAGATGGAAAATCTGTTTATAGTGGACCTATGAATGAACATGAGTCTAATGTAATTGATGATTCAAATATGAGTGCGGCAGCTAAAGCTAAAGCAAGACAACCTTTTTTAAATCCTAAGAATACTAGAAATCAGGCGGTCCTAGAAGCCGGAGATGTTATGACTGATGAAAGGGCTAAATATTATGATCAGGGTGCTATTTGGGCAAATCAAGTTCCAAAACCAGGTCCTCATGTTAGCCCATATCATAAAAAGGGTGGAGCTGCTAAAAAAATGTACAAAACTGGTGGTATGGTAAATGCCAATGCTAACCTAAAAGCAACAGCAACTGCTGGATCTAAAGGTGTTAAAGTTAAAGTTAATCCTAAAGCTGCTGCTTCTAGTACAGCTAAGAAACCTTCTAAACCAAGAAGCAAAGCTCCTAAGAAAGCATTACCAAAAGCTAAGTATGGTATGACTATGAAAAAGTCTTGCTAAGATGCCTAAGCAAATGCTAAAAAGAAAAGACGGTAGTGTGTCCCAGAGAGGTCTCTGGGATAAAAACTAAAAGTTATGTTAAATTTAACAGAAGAACAGTTTTTAAAGTATGTGACTAATAAAAGTCGTCAGGGTGTTATTTACAAAATAAGTAACACCCTTAATGATGATTTTTATATTGGAAGTACTCAAAACTTTGTAAAAAGATATTACACTCATGTTAATCATATTAGAGTAAATAAAAAATCTTGTACAAAGTTGATACGTGCAGTTAATAAATATGGAGAACACAATTTTAAATTAGAAATTTTAGAAGAATGTGATCCACAATATTTACTTACAAGAGAACAGTTTTATTTAGATAATTTTTTACCTACGTATAACATAGCAAAAATTGCTGGTAGTAATCTAGGAATAAAAAGAACTGAAGAGGTTAAATTACAAAAAGCATTGCTGCAAAAAATTAATTGGCAAAACAGTGACTATAAAAAACATCATTTAGAAAAACTATCAAAAAACTGGAAATCAGGAACAGAACATAAAATGGCAAAACTAAATGAAGAACAAGTAGTTACTATTAAAAAAGAATTAGCACTAGGTCATAAACCTAAAGAGGTATCAAATTTATTAAACTTGAGTTATCATTCAATTAAAGATATACACAGAGGTAAAACTTGGAAAAATATAAATGTATGAAAAAAAAATTAAATAAATTAGGTGTAGAAAACTCTTTATGGAATAACATCCGTGCTGCTAAGGGTTCTGGTAAAAAACCTACTAAGGAAATGCTTAAGCAGGAAAAAAAGATTAAAGCAACTACTAAAAAGAAAAAGTAATGGCAATTAAAAAAACAACAACTAAATCAACACCAGCTAAGAAAAGTTCTTCAGTTGGTATTTCCATTTTAAGCAGTAGTAAAAATGAAATGAGAAAATGGGAAATTGAATCTGCTGTATCTACATTACAAAGAGCTGCTGAAATTCAGAAGAATGCTAAATTAATGGCAGATGTAAAAAAGATGGCAGCTGAGAAAGCTAAAGAATTTACTAGTATTGCATCAGGTAAAAAGATTTAGTCATGGCACAAGCAAAAACTAAAAAAGTTAAGCTTACTACAGGAAAGGAAAAACATGTAGTTTATAAAAAGACTACAAAAAAAGGAGAAGGAAAAGTAGGAGATATCATGGTGAACCATACAAGTAAAGATAAAGGTACCTATGATACTATTAGTTTAACTAGAACAGCAAATGCTAAAACTGTAAAACAAGGAATTAAAGCTGAGAAAGATTGGCATAAGAAAAATGATAAAGTAAAAAAACCTAAAAACAAAGGGTAATGGCAAAGACAGCAGCATGGACAAGGTCAGAAGGTAAGAATAAGACAGGAGGTCTTAATGCTAAAGGAGTAGCTTCTTATAGAAGAGAGAACCCAGGCAGCAGATTGAAAATGGCTGTTACCACTAAACCTTCTAAACTAGATCCTGATAGTAAAGCAGCTAAGAGAAGGCGGAGCTTTTGCGCCAGAATGTCCGGGGTTAAGGGTCCTATGAAGGATGAAAAAGGAAGACCTACTAGAAAGGCTCTTTCACTTAGAAAATGGAATTGTTAAAAACTATATATTATGGCAACTAAATGCATGAGCTGCGGAGGCTCAACAACAAAAAAAATGAAAGCTGGGGGAACCTCTTCTAATAAACCTTGTGGTCCAGGACTATGTCGGGATGGTCAAGGATCATGTATAAACTGTGCAAGTGCTAAATTAGCAGGTGTAATTACAACTGGTATAAGTAGTTTATTTGCAAATGCAATAGCTACTAAAAAAAGAAAAGAAAACAAAGAAGTAAAAGGTGTAGTTAAAGATCTTGTAAAAAAAGCTAAGTCAACAAAGATTATGCAAAAAGGTGGTGCAACTTTACCAATGATGGGTATGCCTATGTATAGCAACAATCCAAGATCTGAACAAGGGCGTATTCTTAAAACAGGTGGCTCTACAATCAATAGAGCAGTTGCACCAGGATGCCGTGGAGGTATGGTTAAAGATGCTTCTGGAAAGTGTGTTATGGAACGCAAAATGCAAGATGGTGGATCTAAAACAAGAAAAAATATTATCACCGGTAGAACTAGAGTAACAACACCATATGCAGTTGGTGCATCATCTAAAGGTACCGTACCACCAAAAGATTATTCAACAGGAACTAAAACTGAAGTATATGGTAAAAAGGGTAATTTAATTAAAACTAAATATAAGCACAGAGGAACTGGTAAATATGATACTGAAGGTTCAAAATATCCTTATAACTATATTAGAGAAGAAGAAAAACCCGGAGGTGAAAAAAAAGAAACGTATCCAATCCTTCCATCTTATATGCAACCAGCTGATAAGTTAAAAAAAGGTGGTGCAACTAAAGCTAAGAAATTTGCAGCATTAGCACCTCCTTACAATAAAGCTACATTTGCAGATAGAATAGTTGGAGCTAAGAAAAAAGTAGTTAAAAAGAAAAAGTAATGCCTACAGCTAAAAAGGATAAGAACTGGATGCAAAAAGTTTCAGCCTCTATTAAACGTAGAGGCACTGCTGGAAAATGCACACCCGTAACTAAACCTGGCTGTACAGGAAAAGCTAAAGCACTAGCACTTACATTTAAAAAAATAGCAAAAGCTAATAAAAAGAAATAACAATGGGAAAAAGTAGAAAAGTTTCATCAATATCTAAAGAGTTTGATGGAAAAGAAGTTGAAGGAAAACGCATTGAGAGATCAGGTTTGTTTGGTAGTAAGGTAACTAAAGAGGTTTTTAATTTTCCTAAAGGTGGTAAACACATTGAAAAAACCAGAACCAATAAAAAAGGAGATGTAGTTTCTAGAATGTCTAAAGATACAAAAGTAAACCCTCTTGCATTCTTTAATAAGAATAAAACTGAAGCTTATAAAAAAGCTGGTGGAGCAATAACTGCATATAAAAAATCTTTGAAGAAAGCTCAAGCTGGTATTCAAACCAATGGAGATCCTGAAGACATGATGATTAACAAACCTGGCTCTACTGGTGGTTATAAAAAATCACTTCCAAAATATAAACCTTGGGAAGGACCTGTTGAGCTTATAGATCCTGCTAAACAAGCATTACGTAAAAAAATATATGCAATAGACTCTGCAGATCCTTATGGAATACTTAATCAAACTAATTCAATTACTCCTGAAATGGCAAATAAAGTGTATGAAGGACCAAGATCAGTTAGAAAAATACAAGGAAAAGGTATTAGACAAAGTGCAGATACCTTACAAAAAGTTGAAAAACAGAAAAAAGGTGGTTCTGTAAAAAGAAAAAAATAAGTCATGCTTAATAGTACTATTACCATAAAGATAAAACAAAGGATCAATAAGATTGACAGTCAAGACTATGATAACATAGAGTGCTGGCAAATTGTTGAAGCTTTTAATAAAGCTCAGGTTGAATGGACCCGGAGACAACTTCATGGTATTAATCTTACCAAAGAAGGTGATGAACAATCTACCAGAAGAAAGGATGACTTACAAGTATTATTACAAACATTTGATTTAAGTCTTGTTGATAAAGACTATTACTACATGGCTAATTTACCTACTGAATATTTACAGTGGAAAAGAGTTGATGTCTATGCAGTTAATGGTTGTTGTGATAAAAGAAGAATGATGGTATACTTAGCTGAAGAAGGTAATCTTAATCAACTTTTAAGGGATGAGGCAAAAAAACCTAACTTTGCTTGGGCAGAAACTTTTGCTACACTAAAAGGAAACAATGTTAATATATACACTAATGATGAATTTGATATATCAAAAGCAGACTTAGTATATTATAGACAACCAATTAAGATACAGATTCAAGGTTGTGTAGATCCTTATACTAGTGTACAAACAGTTACTGAAGTTTTGTGTGAATTTAAAGATGATATAGTAGAATTAATAATAGATGAGGCAGTGAGTATATTGGCTGGAGATATTGAGTCTGGAAACCAATTCTCTAGAGGTACAGAAACT